AAGAATCACGCGGTTTAATGTTGCGACGTTGCCGGCAGAAGTAGCACCACCTGTTGCACTTTCAGCGAGATACTTACGAGTATTCTCAAGTGTAGATGCCATTACGGATCTCTTGGTGCCTTGTAGGCCTTCCAATAGAGCCTCTTTTGTTTCTGACCAGCGGCTTGTTAGTAGTTCTGACATTATTTTTCTCCTGATTAATGTTTAAATTCCAGCAAGACGACGAATATCAAAGATATTATTATCGACTTCGCTGCTACTTACGCTGTTGGTTTCTTTATTGCCTGTAATTTCTTTTGCCTCTACAAGTGCCTTTTTCTTCTGTGGTGCTTCGCCAGCAATAACTGCTGGTAAGTATTTTTCAAAATTACTACGTAACTTTGCAGTTTGAACACTTTCCAATAGTTCTGTCATGATAGCTTTTTGCGTTGAAGCTAATGGGCCTACCAAGTCATCAATAATTGCTTTGCGTTCTACACTTTCTTTCAGTGTTTTAATTTGTGCTTCCTTGCTTTCTGCAATTAGTCGAGCTTCTGCTACAGCGTTTTTAGCAGCAGCTACTTCTAATTCCTTTAAGTCTATAACTTTAAGCAATTTAGCTGTTTCTGATTTTTCACTTAGATAGCTGTTTTGATATTCGCTAGCAAATGCCTCGAACAACTTACGACCAAAGTCGTTGCGTCGAGCTGCTTCGATATCTTCTTTTAGTTGGCCAATTTCTTTTTGTAGTCCTTGACTAACTGTTTCTTCAACTAACTGAGCGGCACGTTTAACAAATTGAGATTTTAGTAAAGCAAATGCTTCTTTTCCTTCTCTTACTAAACGCACTTTTGTTTCTGCGATATCTTTTTTATCGATTTGGAACTCTGTAATTTCTTGAGCCAAAGCTTCTACAACAAATCTTTCAAGAGTTTTAAACTTTTGAGCCATTTGTACTTGATCTTCATGCAATTCCATGACTTCCTGTGCTAGTTGACGTGTAACGAATTCGTTAACTACCCTAGCGTTTTGTTTCATTGCAACTGCATATCTAGCTTTTTGTTCAGCTAGATGTTTGCGATCTTCTACAAATTCTGCGATTTCTTCTGCTAGTCTGTCACCAAGCATACGATCGATAGCTTCGACCATAACTTGTTTGTCGTGTTCATAACGTTGAGCAAATTCTTCGCGGAGTTGTTGAGTGACTTGAGTGCGATTCTCGTCGATTCGCGCTTCCCAAGACTTTTCAATATCAGCTTTGATCTCTTCAGAAATCACATTGTTTTCAAATAGTGTTTTAAGTGCTTCCAACATGTGATTCTCCTTTTTTATTGGAGTCCGCTTATTATTTTTAATAAGCTTTCTTTAAGATACTTCTGCGCCTTTGGATCATCCTGTACTTCTTTCGCTATGCGTAAGCTTCTATAACCACCTTGATGATTCATTAAATGTTCATAGATAGGTGTAGGATATGCTCCAGGAGCACTAGGTTGAGCCACCACATCGACTGTGATGATTTCAAAATCTTTTACCATTCCGTCGTGATCTACATCACCGGAACCTCTAGAAGATACTCCCAACTTTACGCCGGCTTGTAACATAGTTTTAACTAGTTCACCCATTGGAGTTGGGAGTATTTTTAATTTTCCATAACCGTCTGCTCCATCCATCCACATTTCTGTGACCATATGGCACACACGATCAAGATTGATTCTTAGGTCTTCTGGATGATCTACTTCTCCGAGAACCGAATAGCCACCAGCAATTTGATCATTTAGGGTTTTGACAGCCCTGGCAATCTCTCTTGCAGGATAAACTCTTTGATTTTGATTCCGTTTATCACCTTGAATGCAAATCCCTTTTAAGTAAAGAGATTTGCCTCCTTGTGCTTCGTCGGACTCGATGACCATTTTTGCTTGGTCGAAACTCAGGTTTTCACGAAGTGTTTTCATCAATTAACCTTATTTTGCACGACTTCTGACGCCGTTTAAAGGACTACCTGCACCTTTATCGCCGTCATCGCCGCCAGCTGGTGTGCTTACCTTTTTAAGATGCTTTACACCTGCCTTACCACCTGGAACATTTACATTACCTGCATTATCTTCTTTAGTTGAAGGATTTGCAAGACCCCCTTTAGTACCGCCGGATGTGCTTTCGCCGCCACCAAGGATGTTAGCTGTAGTTCCGCCCATATCGTTTTTACCTGCTACGATACTTTTATTGTTTACACCGTCATCACCCATTTTTGGATTACCGACTTTTTCGATGTATTCGCGCATGAAATTTACATCATCAGCCATGCTCATTTTCATATCTTTATCCATGTCCATCTCGCTGTCCATGTCTTTATCCATGTCCATCTCGCTGTCCATGCTGCCGCCTAATTCTTTTTCAAACTGAGCACGTAATTCGTCCATAGCGTCTTCAAGATCCATTACACGATCTTCTAAATCGCCATCTTCTTCTTCTGGCTCAAATTCGTCTTCTTCGCCGTCTACTTCGATATCTTTCATCATGTCGTCAGTTGGGTCACCGCCGACAGCATCTGCATCGTCATTAAAATCGTCATCGCCTTCACCGAAAGCAAAGTCTTCCTCTACTTCTTCATCTTCGTCTTTGGCTTCGTCTACAGGCTCTTCTTCTTCGTCTTTTTCTTCTTCTACTTCATCAAATTCTTCCGCTAAGATAGTTTCGTAGATTTCGCGGGATTTTTCTACTACGATTTGGTGAAAAATTTCTTTAGCTGCTTCTTGGTCTTCGTTAACAAGATGCTCGAGCATCTGCTCGAACTTTGATCGATCAGTCATAGTTTTCTCCTATAAAGATGTAAGGCTGTCAAATTATATTTACAATTAATCGTTAAAAATGCTTGATAATAGTGTTTTTTTACATGATTTGATTCCATGTAGGCATTTGTCTGTAAAATTCTTCGTACTTCATATGCTTAAAATTTGGATATATCCATTCTGGATTGAAAAAATCATCTGTAATTACTCGATAAAATTTTACTCTCCAATTTTGTTTTATTATCTGTTCAGTTTGTCTTTGCCAATTTCCGTAATACGTAGCTGTATCTGAACTTTTTCTATAGTTAGTAGTATCAGCATATACATTGTTTAACAATCCGTTGACTCCTACAAAGTCGAATCCGAAAATATAAACTTCTGTAGCTCCGTTTTTTACAGCAAGATCCAATGCTGTAGGTCCAGAACTCCACCCTAAACTTGGATTAAAATACTTAAATCCTACAAAAGATCTGTACTTTTGATTAGGATTAGTCCACACTTCATGTGTTAACTGATATCCAGATTTTTCAATTTCGACTACCATTTTTGGGTCTACTGCTATCAAATAATCAGGTTCAAACTCTCTGTACAAAGCATTACAACCGTAAACTTTGCCGTATCTTTTAAGTTGATTTAATTTTAAATTCAGTCGACTACGACCATTGCCGAGCACAAAACATCGCATATTAATCCTTTTATGATTAATTATACTGGAGGTGCTGGTGGAGTGAAATACATTGATTGAATTAGTTCTAATTCTCTTTCTTGTTCTAATAAATGTGCTTCACTGGCTTTACGAAGCTCATTTATTTGCTTCAAAGTTAATCGTGTTTTACGTGTATCTGAACGTTCTAACTTTGTAGAATCTCTTTCAGGATTATATTTTAGATCCATGGCTATAGCCCTAGTATCTTTATCTGCATAAAATAATTCACGTAATATCATATTAATATTTATACTGGAGCGGCCGGAGCAGCAGGAGCGGCACCACCTACCGGACTTGCTGCTGCGCCTTCTGGAGCTGCTTCGCCTCCTGGCGGTGGTGGAATTGCGGCATCTGATGCTATTCCTAGATCACTGCTTATACCTGCTTGACTTATACCGGCCCCTCGTAACTCAGCACCACTTTCTGATGCTTGTGTTTCTGCTTTACCGTTTTCTTCTCTCCATAGACGTTCGTTTTCTGCTATTTCTTCTTCCGTCAATCCTAAGAATCGTTTAAGAGCAAATCGTTTGCTAATTGTAGTAATTTGAGAAAGTGTTTGATAAGTTGGTGCTCGTGCAGTATCTAATTCGCTTTGTCTAGTTGCTGCAAAATTCTGAGGAGGATTAAATTTAAGTTCAAAAAGACTGCTGTCAATATTAAGACCTTGATCATGTAAGTAAAGCTTAAATTCTTTATCAAACACTTCTTGCATTAAACTTTGAAGTCTTTCACAGTAATTGTTGAATCGTAATTCTTGAATGTATGCGGTGCCTACCCTGCCATCATTATATTGACTCTGGCTATCATCTGCTCCGGTCGGCAAATAACTACTGGGTATACGCAATCCTCTGAATAATTTATTAGTGAAATATTTTAAATCATCAATTTCACCTAAGTTAGTTCCGCCTGGTAATGTTTCTACTTTACTACCGCGACCTTCTGCGGTTTGAGGGAAGAAATAATCTTCATTGATTGATAAAGGATTATAGGCTGAGTCAATAACATTAGTACCGCCACCAACAGCAGAAGGAATTCTTCTTTGATGTATTTCATTTTTTACTCGCTCCACAAAACTCATAGCCAAGTGACTGGGCATGTTGCCTACATCAATATAGAATATTCTACGCTCAGGAGCACGTTGGATACGATAGATGATAATAGCATCTTCTAGCAGTTCCTTTTGCTTATATACTTTGAAAACACTTTCAAGTAAACTATTCCCAAAAGGATAATTGTTATCTAATCCTTCACTTAAACTTAGATGAATAACATGTTTTGCATCAACTGCTAGTTCGTTTTCGTTATTTTGAAATCGTGTTCCTGGACTGATAGGATAAGCACTGGCTTGTCCTCTAGCTGCTGCGCCGCCAGCTACATAAGCAGTGCCTCTGTTGTTGGTATTAACAGTATTAGGATTAATAGTTGTTACCGTGAGGTCCCTAAAATTAGGATTTAAATCTCTAATCACATACTGTTCTGGTTTTTTACCTTCGCTTTCATTAACAATAATTTTTGTTAATTTGCCTGGATCAATATGAAACCACTTTTTTGTTTCAGGATCGCGTACAAATATAGAATCTCCATATTTGAATACATTTCTGACAATTCTAAAAATTCTTGTTTCAAAATTTTGTAGCTTACACCATTGCTGTAAGTATTCTCTTAAAATAGTTACTTCTGAATTAGTGGCTTTGGATCTAAAAAATAAAGAAAATGGTGTATTATTTTGTTTATTAGTTTGACTACAAAACTCAGCTAGTATGTCTAATGCAGCATTAACTTCGCTGTCCATATCCATAGTATCGTACTGCAAGTATCTTTCTACTCGATTAGGAGCTCCAGTGTATACGTCTGGTAAAAATGAACTGTAATTAGTTCTTGCTGGTCCTGCACGGCCAGCGGAACTACCAACAGGGCTATATGCAGCAGGTTGTCCGCCAACATTAACAGGTGTAAAATATTTTTTCCAGCTCATTATGTTCTCTCATATACATTGCTACTACCGCTCGATTTAGTAGCTCTAATTTGCTTACTGCCAATATCGACTTGCACGTCAACTAATGTAGTCATTGTAGTATTTAAGCGTTCTAAGCGGTCAACTACGTCATTTAAGGATCCTCCTGACATAAAATTAGACGCTTGATTTGCTGCTGCTGATTCTCCCATTCCTGATAAAGCTTGCTGTGCTTTTGGTACTAAACTAGAAATCGAAGAAGAAAATTTATCACTCATAGGTAAAGCTATATTTGATAATTTACTACCCAGACTATTAAATGCTTCTGTTTCTTTTGGATTTAAAACTCTTTCGCCTTTATGAATAAATGCTAGCAAATCTTCTGGTTCTGCAGGTTTTCCTGTTTTGCCAAATGTTCCAAATTCTCTTGTCCCTAGCCCAGTGACACCTTTGAGAATATTAAGTTGATCAACACCTATAGTTTGAACCCCGGTTATGCTTTGGATCTGATTCATGATACCGCCGCCTTCTTCGGATTTTGTTCTTTGTTCAATCCTGTCATCTCTTCGGCGTTGCCATTCAGGTTTGTTCATTCTTTCACGCTCTTTTTGAACATCTGCTTCTTTAGCTTTTAATGATTCTATTACAATTTTGTCTAGTGCTTGCGGCCCTTTCGCAACCATTTCTTTAATTACTTGTTCTTGGCTAATGCCTCTTTCTTTAGCTTCCTTCATAATAGTTTCGTTTAGTTTAGCGTTTTTATCTAAGCTAGTTATAAATGCTATTAACTCAGGACTTTTGCCTGTCAATCCGGTTCCTTGTTCTTTACTTAATTTTAATCCTTCTTCAACTGCTTTCATTTTATCTTTTAACTTAGGCGAAGCATCGGCAATAGTGCCTATTAATTTACTAAACGCTGCGTCAGTCGCGGCAGCTGTTTCTTCTCTAATTTTATTATTTTTTCCTTTAGAGGCATCTAAATTTTGATAGAATTCATTTAATGCTCTTCCCAAAGGACTAGCAGGTGCTACTTGTTTTAATATACCTTCCCTGATTCCTGCACTAGCATCTTTAGTTGCATTTTCAACACCTGTTAAAGCTTTAGTCGCACCGTCGCTCATAGCTTGTTCTTTTTCTGCGCCTTTTCTTCTTAATTCTAGAGCCTTACTTAAGCCTTCCTCTGTTTGAAGATTAAGGTTGTTTGCTTTTGCAATGTCTTGTAATTGTGTGTTTATTCCTCTAGTACTAGTTTGTAGGTCTATAAAATCTTTTTCACCTTGACGTGCTAATCCTCTATTTGTATTAGATTGCTGTTGCAAAGCAGCAAGTGCAGCAGCTCGTTCAGCTAATTCTCTTGCTCTTACTTCATCTCCTCGTTTAGCAGCTTCAGCCGATTCGTATAATGCTTTTTGAGCAGCAGGACCAATAGCATTAAATTTCCCAATCATGTCCTCAGTTGGTCTACCCATGGCAAATATTTGTTCTGACAACTGTTGAAAATCGGCTCCGCCTTGTTGTGCTGCGGTCTGCATAGCAGTAAATCCTTGTTGCACATTTTTGCCTCCGCGGGCAATTTCATCTGCGATTGCTGCTTGTACTTGTCCGTTTTCTTGCTGCTTTCTTATCAAATCTTCTTGTTCTTTTCGACTAGTGCCGGTTAGTTTAGCCATTAAATCCATTTCTTTACCAAGTTTTTCAACTTGTTCTATGGCAACTTTTTGTGCTTCTGCTTGATTTAATCCTAATCTTCGTTGTTGTGTTATTGTAGTCGATAATAAACCGTTTAAATCTTCAGTAGTAAACCCTAACCCAGTCATACGATCAATCAGTCCTGAGTCATCGAACATTGCTTTACTAGCGTTAGCAAATTCTTTCGCTCCTTGAAATACTCCTCCTGGTAATGTAGCGAATGCTTTATTGTTCGCTTGCATTAACTCGGTAAATTCTCGTATACCTAATCTTGTACCAGCGGCTGCTTCTCCAACTTTTACTAAACTATTTTCAAAACTTATGCCGCTTTTGCTTAACAATCTAAAAGCATCTAGATTTTCTTCGTAAAATTGAGAACCTTTGGCTAGTAAACCTGAAAATTTACCTATCGTATCACCAAATAGAAAACCTGCACCCCTAGCATTATCACCTACAATATTAAAAGCTTCGCTGACACGCATCCCTCCTTTGCTTAAATGAGCAAACGTATCAGTAGTAGCGCCAATTCCAAATTTAGCCAATCCTGCAAATTGATCTTTAACTCCTGTCAGCACTTGATCGAATGTCGATCCGCCACCGCCAGCTCCGCCACCAGCTCCGCCTCCACTACCGCCAAAGCTGCCACCGCTTCGAGAATGTTGTTTAAGAGCTTCGGCAAACGCTTCTTTAAGATCTTGTTTGGTTATCGTTGGATCGGGCATTATTTTTTTCCTGAAATATACGTAGATAAATACTAGTATAATATTTATCTAAGGTAAAAATGACCAATCCGCTACAAAAATATTTTAGACAACCCAAAGTTTACATAACTTTGCCTAGCAAAGGCATGTATTATCCTGAAGGCGCACTAACTGGCGATCCTAATAATTTTCCAATTTTAGCTATGACTGGCATGGATGAAATTATTATGAAAACTCCAGATGCACTTTTAAATGGCGAAGCCACAGTTAAAGTAATCGAAAGTTGTTGTCCTTATATTAAGGATGCATGGAGTATTCCTAATATAGACATAGATGCTATATTAGTAGGAATTAGAATTGCTACCTATGGTGACCAACTAACTTTGGAAAATGTATGTCCGTCTTGCAGTACGGAAAATACCTATGAAGTAGATTTAAAAACTATTACAGATCATTTAAGCCAGTGTCAATTTAGTCATAGCATGAATATTAATCCTATTTCAATTAATTTCAGGCCTATGACCTATCGAGAATTCACTGAGGAAAATTTAAAAAGTTTTTATCTTAGAAGACAAGTATTTCAATCAACAGAATTAGCCGATGAAACTGCTCAACAAAAAGTATTAGAAGATGCTTATTCAAAATTAGCTGAATTAAAAGCTGAACTTGTAATTAAAAGAATCGACAGTGTTCAAACTATTGAAAATACAGTAGAGGATGCTAATTTTATTTCAGAATGGATTCAAAATTCTGACAGAGAAGTATTCGATATGATTACAAAATTTTTAGATAACAGTCAAGAAACTTGGAATATTCCAAAATTTCAAGCAAAATGTACCAACTGTGAACATGTTGATCAACTATCAATTAACTTGGATCAAGCAAGTTTTTTCGTAACAGCCTCGTAACACTGTCTAATTCTGACATCGAAACAAGAATTCAATCGCTTGAGTTATATGCCAAGCAGATTAAAGAAGATATATTTAGAATTAGTTGGTATATGCGAGGCGGTGTAAGCAGCTACGATTTATTTCATGTTTATAGTTCCGAAGATAGAACTATTATGAATAAAATAATTGACGAAAATATCGAGCTTACAAAGAAATCACAGATGCCTTTGCTTTAAAGTCCTTGAGCCTGTAATGCTGCTTTTAATTCAGGATCTGTAGTATACTGACTGTATCGTCCAGGTTCTCCGCTAGGAGCAGGTTGATCCGATCTTCGTCTAGGATCTGCAGGTGTTTGTCGATTAGCACTTGAATCAGGAGCAGGTCGGGGTCCTTGACCTTGATTAGGTTTAGCATCCGCTGGTTTACTCTTGCCCATAGCTTCGTCTATAGTTTTAGAAATACCATCTTTTAATTTATTCCAGTACTTGGCTGCTGCACTTCCAGGATCGTCTAAACTTATACCTGCTACTTTATAAGCTAACACATTTCCTATAGTTTCTCTAACATCTGGACGGTTTAAATATTGCTGCACTGCGATCAATACAACTTCACTAGCTAGAATCCCTGCTATAGCAGCACCTCCAGCGAATCCGCCAGTTCCAATAGTAGCGCCTAGACCTAGCGCACGGAACAACCATTTTAATCCTACAATGCTTCTTACTATAGAAGTAATCAATCCACTGGCTGCGATCTGTACAGCTAGTACACTGATTAAATTTCCTTGTGTATCAAAGTAATCCTGATCTTTAGGTAGATTATTTGTTTCGTAATATTCGTCTAACCCAGATATATTTGACCAGTAATCAATAATCATTTCGCTATAACCAAAAATCTTTAATACTTTAAGGAAACCTCCTAGACGTTTAGCAGCACTCTTTTCTCCTAATGCACGCCATGAAGGATCATTGCGATCTTTTAGATATTTTAATAATTTTCTAACACTCTTTTTACCAACAATTTTAGTTGTTTGAGCAGTTGCTTGTCCAGGTGTCTTAGGAACTTTCTTGAATATTGCTGGCCGCTTAGACATATCGTCCGTAGCAGCTTTTTGTGAGTCATAACTGCCGACTTTACGACCATCGGGCATTTGTACAGTGAACTTTCCTGTGCTAGGATCTTTAACAACTTTAGGTTTAGTGTCAGCTTCGGCAATAATTTCAAATATATTCATAGCATACTCAGAATGATATTCTATTTATTAAAGATGAACTGCGTTCATCTGTTCTTCGCTCACGCTCGAACATATTGTTTTTCTTTAAATGCGAAGCACTTAAGATATTATCTAGATTGTTCAGTCATACTTAGCCCGTCGCCGGGCTAAAAAATAACATTATCTGAGTTGCACAATGTCATTTAGCATTACAGCATTACAGAGGCGGTCGTCCGGTACCTCGAGCTGCGTCTTTATACGACGGCGGCATACAAATATATGCTAACATACTTGTATACGTGCAGGTTTTCCCTGCTCATTT